CAGCTGGGTCTTTTAAAAGTCCATCCTCATTCAAATGCTGAGAGATAAAATTTTGAACATTGCTCTGAACGGACTTAACTTTCTCAATATCACTTGGTTTAAAAACCTTCTTCGAATCTCCCAAGTTAAATTCAAAACCTTTGAACTCTTCGGAAAACAAAGCATTAGTTTTCTCAGTGAAATGAGAAGCTTGTTTTTTCTGAATAACAGAATCCTTTTCAGATTTAGTTTTATATTCATCATAAAAGCTAAACGCCTCTTTGTAAGCATCAGGAATATCAGCCTCACTAGACTCTAGTGGCGCTTTGTATTTTTCCTTCAGGCCTTCAAAATGATTTCTAGCTTCATACAATGCTTCTTTATAAGCAATCTTTTTAGCTTTAACTTCCTTATCATCATCTAACTCTTCATCATAAGAAAATTGTTCACTTAAAATATGCTCTATGTCTCCCCGATCTAAATGTGGTTTAGTTTGCTCGTAATACTGACGAATTACATCAGCATCTGAAACAGACGCCCAATCTTTTTGAAGTTCAGCAAAATCACTAAATGACCTTCCGGTCTCTTTCTTGTATTGCAAATACTTCTCAACGTCTTCGGGAAGATTTTCTTTTTCGGTATTTGAAAGAACGTTTTTAAGATCGTCCATGGAGCCTAGCTCCACTTCGTATCTTTCTTTTAATTTACTCAGAAACCAATTGTCATCTCTATCTGGTTCCTCAGTTAATATTTTTTCTTCGGTTTCGGCTTGGCCTTGCTCTTCGGTTTGGCTTTGCTCTTCGGTTTGGGTTTGCTCTTCGGTTTGCTGTAGTATCCCATCTTCATTTTTTGTTTCTAAACTTTCAGTTTCCGTAGCAATTTCTTGACTAGGCTCCCGAACTTCATCTTGTGTTTGTTCTGCTTCAGGCTGTTGAGGCTCTATTCTGTTCCCCTCATCATCCAAAGCATAAACTTTGAAATCTTCCATTTTATTTAAATTAAATTAGTTTACAAAATTACGAATAATTAAACTTTTGTAAAAGCTTAATAATCAGTACTTAATAAATCTTGACCATCAAAGTCTATTGGATCTAAGTCCTGTTGCCTTTGTTGAATAAGTTTCGATTGTTGAGTTGCCTGCTTAGCAGTCCTCTTGTCTTTTCTGTCTTCTCTATACTTCTCTTTAGTTAACTGACCTTGAACTTGCATCCCTTGAATATTTCCTTCTAAAGATTTTTGAGCCTGTATAAGCCGTAGCTTTAATGCAAACTCTTTTTCCATCTCTAACAATTTAAGGTCAGACTCCATTTTCATTAGCTCCATATCAGCTTGCTTTTTAGCCATCTCCCTTTGTTGCTTGGCTTGCTCAGCAGCCACTGACGCACTTTGATTTGCTTGAGCTTGTTGTTGAATGTTTTCTTGTTGCTGTTTCCTTGCGTCTCTTTCTCTGCTTTGCTTTCTTACTTTTAAAAGTTGAGAGGCTATTTTTACATTTCTTACATTTCTGATATCTATAGCGTCATCAATGTCAATTTTACCTTGTGATAAAGAAGTATTTATGTGTTGCTCAAGAACCGCTCTTTCTTCTTCATCAGGATGAAGCTCGATGTATATTCCAAAATCATGATGATGAAGATCTTTAATTTCTTTCAAAATCTCCATGCTGTATCTTCCAATTGATTTCGCAAAGTCTTCCTTAAACTCTGAATATTCTAATATGTCAGACATCCTATAAGTAATCCCTTCGGCTAATCTTCTAGTGGTATTTAAACCGGACCTTAGTATGTGCCTAGTAGCAGTGTTAGAGTTAAGGGCAGCCATCTTTTGTATTCCAACTAAAGAATTAGAATCAGGCATAGAACCATCTCTAGCTTCATTTAATCCAGTTACAGACCTGATCATTCCTAGATTGTAGTTATACATATTTATCAAAGAAGATATCTTTGCATTAGCCCCAGAAGAAGTTAATTCTTGAATAGGCATCTTTCCATGATTAAACTCTCCTTCTTCTGTGAAAGATCTACCTATAACAGATCCAGTTTGGAAATAAAGATTCAATGCTTCTTGAGGAGTGTAAGTCGCTCCGTTGCCAAGGTTAATTGAACTTAGTCCGTCAATATCCATATAGACTCCATCTGGAATCATCTTAGCCGTTACTTGCTGAAGCTTTAAGTGTATTAACTGTATTTGATCAGCAAATGGAATCATTCTTTTTACCAGTGAATCCACTTGTCCCCTGTACATTTTTGGAGCACTTACAATATAAGGAGCAACCGCTTTGCTCACTGAGGATTTGGGACGAACCATGTTCTTCATTAAGTCCCATTTTAAAATGTGATTTGTTCCTAGAACAAGTACACCTTCGTACCATACGTCAATTCTTTTAGAAAGTTTTTCAAATCTAGCTTTCTCTGTTCTTGGTGGGTTGAATTGATCGTCTTTTTTAAGCACCTTTTCTCCTCCTTGAGGTGTTTTCTTTTTCTTGTATACGATGTTCTTATCCGTCTTGTAACAGAAGTACAGCAATGTTGCTGTGTTGTGATCAAAGTTATCTGTTTTATATCCCCCTCTGATTCCTTGATAAGCATCCCATTTAGATGACATCTTAGATATCTCTTTAATATCTTCTTGGGTTAGAGATGGGTCTATTTTTTTTAGCTCCGTAATATTTACATTTTTAACCTCTCCAAAGTAGTAGCAATCTTCAAAGTCTTGATCTTCTGTAGGGCTCCATATTAAATTAGCTGGATCCACATAATCAACTTTAATCCCGTCATGAACATTAAAAGAATGTTTGACGGAAGAGATTCCTAAAGTTGTTTGATCTTCATCAACTTTATTTCTAATCTGCTCATAGTTATTCATCTTCAAAACATTTTCAATAGCTTTCTCTTGAGCTATCTCAATGTCGTCTTTGTAGTTTAACTGAAGATGAAGTTCTAATTCGTCTGTGCTTTGAGGAAGAGTCGAAGGATCTTGATCGAACATATCCTTTCCGGTAATTGCTTGTATCTCTTGAAGACTTTCTTTGTTCCTCATTTCGGCCTGCAACTTTAATTTGTACATGGCCTTTTTGTTTGAGGATAATGAATCAACAGCGTCCACCATTACATCGTAAAGCCTATTTTGCATTCCATTAACAACAATGTCTACAAACTTAGGTATTACAGGAACAGGGGTCCAATCTAAATTTAAGTACGATATATCCCCATTGACTGCAAGCTCGTCTTTATATTTTTGAACAGACTGCTCTCCCATAGCATAAGTTCTAAGCTTATGATACGTATCTCTATTATTATAAAATCTTGATGTACCACTTTCCTTTCTGAACCATTCAGATTCTATTGCTCGGGCAACAATTAACCCATACTCTTTAGATGCTTTTTCAGCATCAGAAGCGAGCTGATCTGGAAAGCCAACAACGTTCCTTGTTTGAACTCCGTTCATAAATTATCTATCTCAGTATTGTACTAGTTATTCCACCATTATTGTACTTTGCAAAGGTAACATTTATTTCTTTAACATTTTTTGGTGGTTTGTTTACATATTTGTTATTAGCCATAATTGCAAAACCAGAACTAACAGTGGCGTCAAACTTAGTTCTATTATTTATATCGTAGTTTGCCCAATCAAGTAAAGTCCTAGTAAAGTACATGTTGCCAGACCCAGAATCAGAAAAGCCAACGTTTTTTTCTATATAAGATTCAATGGCTTCGGCATGAATTGATATTACGGCAGAAGAAGATGGTATTCCTCCTAGTTCTTTTTCTGCTTTTGATAAATCGTTTTTGTGTTTATCTGGTCTCGATAAACTAAATCCTCTATATCCTCTGTTCTTAAAATGGTATAATAATCTTGGTTTGTTATTTTCCGCAAGTACTGGCATGCCATAAAATACACACGCCATCAACACATCCTCATAAAATATTTCAGCGGTCTGCGGTCTGCTTATATATTCCAAAAAAAACATATTTGATGGTCCATCAAAATTAACTTTAGTCAATCCGTGTAAAGCTCCATTAGACCCTCCCCCTCCTACTGTTCCAGAGATATCGTAGCTATCACATCCGAATGCACCAATATGTTCATTTCCAGGATACTTTATACCATTTCTATTTATAGTTCTATTTCTAAGTTCCAATGGAGGTATCCATGTTACATAAAACTTTCCCTTTGGATTTGGAGTCCATATAACCTCTGTATCTTTTCTTCCATCTTTCCAAGAAAAGTTTCCTTTTTGGACAACTCTTTGACCTTCTATTCCATCGTTATGATCTATCTGCTCGTATATCCTGCTTAAATTATAAAGAGTATTTTTAGACTCGTCCCTAAAAGCATGGTTCTCTGTTCTAGGAAACTGTCTGTAAAATTCATTAAGAGTATCAGCGTCGTTCTTTAAAGACTCCACTTCATTATTCCAATAATCTATGACCCCTATATCTATATCCATTCCGTCTATACCTTCCACTGGAATCTCTGGAGTCCTAAGTACAGGTTGACCATACTTGTCTATGAACCCCTCCATATTCCACTCCATTGGAATAAATAAATTATACATTCCACTTTTTGTTTGTCCGTTAGAATTACGATCAGTAACATCAGAAGATCTATATAGTTTTTTGAAGTTGTCCCCTCCCTTATCCAAGGCGTTCGATGTTGATCCCATCATGCACTTGCCAATAATTTTTCTGCCTAGTCGGAGACAAGTTTTAGTGACTCTCCAGTTGTTAAGGATATTATCGGGTCTTTCCCACTTCCCAGACTCATCATGGACAAGGAGTCGCAACTTCTCGCCATCGTAAGAGTTATCTCCGGTGTTCTTCCAATCAATAGTGGTGTCAAGCCCAGTAAGATCTTCGGTGTTAGATTGCTCGATTGATTTCCTTGTAAGCTTTGATGCTGGCACTCTGTAAGCAAGCTCTGTCTTTGGCCTGTCCATCCCGTCTTGTATTGGTTTAAAGAAGAATGGATAGTTTGTGGATATTGGAACAACTTTATCTGTAAACATTTTCTTAGCATCAGAGCCTGTTTTTGATAAGATACCGAATCTAGCATCTGAAGTAATGGTGGCTTGATTAACAGCTTCTGATGATGACATGAAGCTAAAGCCAGACCTTCTGTTTTTGAGGTAGCACATTCCAAAGCATCTGATATCAGCTTTGCATGCCTCCCAGAATATATAGAATAATCTGTTTGATTCCCTAAACTCTGGGTGCCCAACATCAATCTTGGTCCACTGGAGATACATGTAATGAGAGCCGGTGATATAAGTAGAATGACCATTATTCTTAAACCAAAAACCATTCTCTCTTTTCTCAAATTCAGATTCAATATATAATATCCAAGACTCTTTAAATGAAGATGGATATTCATTCCATTGAAAAATGCTTTTAATCTTTTGAAGTTCTTTTGGATATTCTCTTGGCTCCCAATACTGATCTGATTGTTTTTCACTCCTTGAGTATATAGTTTTCGGCTGCAAAGGTAATCCTATTTTTAGATTTTGAATCTCAATAACATCACCTAAAGTTCCATCTTTAGATATAATAATTATGTTATAATCCTTATTATATCCATACTCCCACTTCTTGAGTTTATTGTTTCTTTTAACAATAGAGTTAGGAACAATGTCAGATAATTTGCGACAAAGGCTAAGACTGTCTTCCCCTAGATTCTGCGAAACTTTGGAATCCTTTATCTTTTCCTTTACTTGTTTCAGATTCGTCCGTGCCATTAAGCTTTTCTCTTTCGTTCTCTATCCTCTGTAGTATTTCGAAGGCGTCAAATATTGCAAGCTTTTTAGTTGCCGCAGCATTCTTCAGTCTGTCAGCGGCTAACTCATCATTAGGCTTACCTGTTATGATTTCTTCTTCAGCAACTTTTATGAGTTCTTCAACAGCTCTTTCTCCAGCACCTATAACTCTTTCTATTGTCTTTCGTACATCTGAGGGTTGTTTCGAAACATCTCTCTCCATAAATTTTGTGCTAACTTAACCTCATGCTTATTATCCCTACAGACATCTTTAGTCATCATTTGGAATTCCAGTTTCTTGCCCTCCAGTAGTGTTGCTGTGTATCTCTTGCCCTCCAGTAGTGCTGCTGTATATCCACTGCATCCCGTCAGAAGGATAAGTGAGATTGTGATTATAGCTTTTTTCATAGCGTTTGTTTGTTTGTGCCATAATAATGGCGTTAGTAAGTTTGTCGATACTTTTGCGTATCTCTTTCAGTTCGTTGCGAAGTCCATTAGACTTTACGTTAATTGAGTCTTTACTCATTTTAATTTAATTATAGTTATTTTTTCTTAGCGGGTTTATTCTTACCATTTTTCTGCGCTCTTGTACAATGGCTATACTTTCCCCTTCTGTTTAATGACTTTCCCATTTATATAAATTTAAGACAAATATCTTTAACTTGCATTCTATACATCTTATTATCTTCTATCTCAAACTCATACTCCGAGTTTTTTGTGAATCCAACTCTAGTCCCTTTATCATATATTGACCCATGCACTATAACTCCCACATGCTCCTCCTCCTTCTTGTCTGATCTATGAATCTCATCATCCTGAATGTAATCAACAGGAGAGACAAAAACATATTCTTTAGTACACTTCCAACCGCTCCCATCATTATACATGTATATTCTACTGTCATCAACTAAATACAATCCGTCTCTAAAGTATTCATTACTTTTTCTTTTATTGCCTTTTATATCTAAGTAAGTCCTGAATACATTGTGATGAACAATGACTAAGCTTCCAATAGGAATCTCAGAATCAAGTGGTGATGCTTTAACAACTCCAACTCTGTTCACATACTTAGCGTCTTCTATAGATGTGTTCACTATAAAAGACTCCCCAGCAAAGTCTTTATGATTATTGTACTCTTCTCCTTGTGGGGATATTAAATACTTCCACCTTGGAGTCATAATACGTTAAGATTGTATTCAATGATTAATGGAATATTTGATACCTCTTTCCATTTAATGACTTCTCCATCCTTTTTAACCCAAATGGAATACCCGTTTTTTTCCTGACTTATGTCATTTATAACATAAGAGCCTCCAAGTACTTCTTGACCAACAATATAGTGCATGGCATTTTTATAATCAGCACCCACTGATATCTTTCTAATGTATTTCAATTTATTTTATTTATATGTATAATGTAGAATTATCATAAGATCAAAGGGCATCATACGCCGCCTGAGTAAGAGACAACACCTTAGCAATAGACGAATCTACCTTAGTAGACCCTATAGTTGCGTTTACTATTTTAGCTCCTTCAATTGTTAAATCTTGAATAACCTCTCCGGTTACTTTTGTTGATGCCATCGTATTGGTTTAATGCAAATTTACAAAAAAGATATTTAGTATGTTATTAAATCCCACTGTTGGGTTTCTTCATTCCATTTATATTCCTGCCCATCATTTGGTTTAGATACAGGTGCTTCCCAGGAACATGTATTTTCATTTAATACCCAGCTTTCAAAAGGCTTTGGTGGAATAAAAGCATTTCTAGTAATATCAAATGTATATCCTTTTGCTGCAAATCTTTTTCTGAATGAGCCATTATATGAAGTCTGGGCCCAACTTGTTTCATTTCCAAATAATGATTTGCAAAAATCAATACCCAATGATTCTTCTTCTTCATTATTATTATTTGTTATTACCTCATTATTAACAACAATAACTCTTTGTACTATATTATCTTGATTTAATTCCGCAAAATGTGCCATAATTATGTTGTATAAGTACCAGAACCTGTAAATTTTAAAATAGTATCTGTCCCATCGGTAGTTACTGTTGGCGAACCAGTTGTCGTTCCAGAATATGATGCGGTTGGCAATCTTAATATAACAACACCAGAACCACCTGAACCAGCCCCATCAACTATATTTGGATCTAACTCACCGCCTCCGCCACCACCACCTGTATTGACAGTCCCATTTGTACAATAAGTACTACCTACTCCACCATTGCCACCGCCACCAGTACCACCTGTCCCAGCAGTATCATCACCAGCTGCACCACCACCACCAGCATAAGTTATTGAAGTACCAGTAATTCCATCAGCATATCCATTACCGCCATTTCCCCCTGTATTACTACCAGGCGAACTCTGACCAGCTGCACCAGCACCACCACCGCCGCCGCCGCCATCTCTGTTATCCGCATCACCTCCATCATTTCCACGCTGATTGATATCTGCTCCGCTATTTGTAGCGGCTCCACCTGTTTCTCCACCACCGCCTCCACCACCAGAGGCTCCGTCTTGACCAAATTCTGCGCCACTTCCTGTATTGTTTCCACCACCACCACCACCACTTGCAGATATTGTGTTACCACTTGGAATAGAAAAATAACTTCCAGTTCCGTTATTTTGAGGAACAGTGTTATCATCTACCGATACTGCTCCAGCACCTACTGAAACTGTAATTGAAAGCCCAGCGGATGAAATTGTTTCAACTCCAGCATCAACTGAACTCACAAATCCTCCAGCACCTCCTCCACCAGCTTCGGTATTTTTATCTGGCGAATAACCACCAGCACCACCCCCACCTATTACAAGGAAATCTAAATCATAAGCAGTAAATGCATCTGGCCAAATCTGTGTTGACCCTGCATATACTTTTGATAACTGAGAACTTCCTTTATATATAGCGGAAAGTGATGAGGTATTTTTATGTATTGGCATTATGTAATAAAATATATTGTATTTCCATTAGGGGTCAAAGCGTCATATTGTGCCTGGGTACCTGACCAGTATTGTAATTCACTTGCTCCTCCATTTTGATTAGTTGTTCCTGTTGCCTTTAATGTAAAATTTGGATATGTCCCAGATGAATCAATTCCATAACTATCTGTTATTGTAACAGTTTGGTCTGGCGCACTATTTGTTATGGTAAAATTTGGATATGTCCCAGATGTTGTTATACCCGTTCCGTTAGTCAAAGCAACGGTTTGGTCTGGCGCACTATTTGTTATGGTAAAATTTGGATAAGTTCCAGATGTTGTTATACCCGTTCCATTAGTCAAAGCAACAGTTTGATCTGGTGCGCTGTTCGTTATAGTAAAGTCTGGGTATGTTCCAGATGTTGTTATACCTGTTCCATCTGTTAGCGTAACAGTTTGATCAGGGGCTGTATTAGTTACATTAATTGTGCCACTTGTTGTTATAGGGCTGCCAGATATAGAGATTCCAGTTCCTGCTGTTGCAGCTACGCTTGTAACTGTACCATTTCCCTTATTGTTAAATGTATTCCAATCAGTAGAAGACAAGTAGCCATCGGTGGATGTAGTAGCTTGGTTAATACTTATGGTACCTGAACTTGTTATTGTGCCACCAGTAATAGGTCCTGTTGTTGATATTGATGTTACTGTACCTGTAGTGTAATTACCTAAAGTAAGATCACCTAATATAACTTGTGAAGAAGTACCTGCTCCAGCTATATCAATTGAACCACTACTTGTTATTGGTGAGCCTGTTATAGTTAATGCCGTACCTGTTTCTGTAATAGCTACTGATGTTACTGTACCATCTCCTTTATTATTAAACGTATTCCAATCTGTTGATGATAATTTACCTGTATTTGTTGCACTTGCAACTGGCAAATTAAATACCAAATTACCTGAGGTAGTTATAGGGGAACTGGATATATTAAAATCTCCACCCGCTGTACCCGCAATTGCCCCTACGCTTGTAACTGTACCAGTATTTGATGTTTTATTATTAAAAGTGTTCCAGTCAGTTGAGGACAAATAACCGTCAGTTGATGTAGTGGCCTGCGTAATGCCAATAGTACCAGATGAAGTTATAGTTCCACCCGTAATAGGGGCTGAGGTAGCTATTGAAGTAACTGTTCCACTCCCTCCTCCAGTTATATTTATAACTCCAGTAGTGTTATTATAACTACCAGCGCCAGTTACTGTTATTGCTGACCTAGATCTGCTATCTGTATAATAAAGATTGCTAGACCCTTCTGTTATATCATCTGTTGTTTTTACAGACAAATCATTATTAAACCTAGTGGATGTATAATAAAGGTTAGTTGCTCCCTCGGTTAAGCCATCTGTATCTTTATTCGAGAAATCATTATTAAATCTTGTCGATGTGTAATAAAGATTAGTTGATCCTTCAGACACATCATCTGTAGTTTTTCCAGATAGATCATTATTAAATCTTGTGGATGTGTAATAAAGGTTAGAAATTCCCTCGGATACATTATCCGTAGTTTTTCCAGATAGATCATTGTCAAATCTTGCTGAAGTATAATAAAGGTTTGTTGAACCTTCTGGAACACCATCCGTGTCAAGATTTACGTTTTCAAAATATGCGTTAGATGAATTGTATCGAAGTATTTGATTGTTTGTAGGATTGCTTACATTTACATCCGTAAGATCACTTAAATAAGCCGCTAGCACTTGACCAACAGGTGTGGAAGCTAAGCTACGAAAGTTTCCTGAAACAAAAAACTTAGCTTGAGTTGAATCTGAAAGATCTGTTGCAGATGATTTAAGTATTATAGCTCCAAGATAAATAGCTTGTTGTGCTGTATTATCTGCTTCAGTTACAGTCTCTAGATTTAAGTTAAGCTCAGCACTCTCCATTGAATTGTATTCATCCACTCCATAGTAAGCTATAAGTATGTCTGGTGTAGATGGAAAGTAATAAAACCTCTGCGTAGAATAATGTCCTGTCGGAACTGACACTAAGGTACCGGATCCGTTATCATATTTGGTTGGGTCTAAAACAGAATAACCAGCAGCTCCAATTCCGTCATCTTTAACAAATCCACCAATCCCATCTTTGTAATATCTATGAATAACACATTGAGTCTTAGACGAGTCAGTTACTGTTGATGGATTCTCTGGATCCGTATCGTAATTTCTACCTAAAGCAAAAGAAACTCCGGCAGACCTATCTAAAGAAAGGTTAGTTCCGTTAGCAGAAAGAACATGTCCTGACTTTTTGATTGGTCCAAACACACTTACAAACTCTAGTATTTGAGATGTAGCATTATAAGCTGTTCTAGGAAAAGTTCTAACAAACCTAAGTATTCCGGAAGAATGTATTGCCGCACCTATTATGATATTGCTTCTAACCTGCGCTTCAGTAAAAACAGTATTTTGCTGTTGGACCGTTCCATTCTGATCTACATAAATCCAAGTGTTAAGTTGGTTAGAATCCCCAGAGTTTAGCCCAGATACAGTAAGAGTTTGCGAACTCCAAGAAACATTAATAATTTCTGGATGGGGTTCACTTAAGGGAGTTTTATTTAGATCATTTATGATTCCATTACCAGCAGCAATAGTAAATTCAGTTGAGCTTGCAACAGAAAGATTTCCTCCATTTAATATACCTGTAGGAAGGACTTCAGTAAACTTGTCGATGCTAATATCATGGCCATCATATTTAAAATGAACAGTATCATGACCATCGTCGTTTTTTACATAAAATCCATTCTGAAAGGTAGGGGCTGAAGCCTGATCATTAACAAGCTCTATCGTGTCGTTAACTATTAAGTCACTGGAAATTGTTACATCATTTGGAAGCCCAACAGTAAATGTTCTATTGGCAGATAAATCTTGAGGACCAGATGGAGTAACATCAACTTCATTTGCAGTTCCAGCAATCTCAATAGTTCTTGAACTTGGTGTTATGCTTGGCTTGTTTACAATAAAAGCATCAGAACCTGAATTCGTTTCATTCCAATCAGCCTGAACATTAGCTTCGGCTCCAGCTTGTATTCCAGCAAGTTTAGTTCTTTCTGCCGAACTTATTATTTGACCAGATCCAGAACTAGTTATGTCTGCAAGTTCAGTTGCATTATGTTGACTCAAGTCAGTTACATCGGTTGGTTTATTTTGTATAAATGCATCACTAGTTGTAGAAACTTCAGCCCAATCCGACTGAACATTTACTTCAGCACCGGCAGCTATTCCGTTTAACTTTGTCAGTAAAGCATCTGTGAAATCATTTGTAGATAGATCTTTTCCTGGAACAATATCTACTTTGTTATCAAGAGCAGTTTGAAGACCAGCAATATTGCTTATAGTCAAACTATTCAATGTACTTCTGTTTGCCTCTATAAAGTCAACAACCTCTTGTAATGTATCGAGATCTATGTTATCACTAGTAAGAAGAGTATTGATATTGTCGATCAACCCCTTTAACACATACCCTTGATTTGCAGATAAAGGTTTATTAGTGTCTGTTGAAAGAAGGTTATCTTTTACGTCAGTGTATTTTACTGAATCACTAATGGCTGTTCTTTCCGCAGAAGTTATTATTTGTCCAGAGCCAGCACTTGAAACATCCTCCAAGTCTGTCACGCTTGCATCACTGTGGTAAGAAGCAAAGAAAAGTCCTTCTGGGTTAAATGAACCATTTGATTGAACATGCTCTACAGCAAAAGTTAAGTATCTTGTGTTGGTATAATCTGCAACTGAATTAACTTTGAATGTTGCAAAAATATCAAAGTCATCTTGCTTAGATATCTTTATTCTTTTACCCGCAAAAGATCGCAAGTAATTTTCTACATCAACACCATTAACAACCTTCTTTGAAAGAATTATCTGTGTTACTGAAGTAAAGGGTGTTGACGCTGCTATTCCCCCGACTAAATTTAATATGCCTCTAGGATCTGTCGCTGATGGATCGTATTCTTGATATTTAAACAACACCCCGTCAAACAAAGACACGCCGCTTAGTTCGTTTATCAAGTTCATTAAACTTTGAATAGTAAAGTTTTTAGTTCCGCCAGTCACCGAGTCGGTTCCCAACAACTTGTCTTCAAAAGAAACATTACTGTCTTGTTCGTATGTGGTTATTCTTGCCATTATCTATGTTTATTATTACCCATAATTTTTTCTGCTCCCCTACTGCCAAAGTATCCTATAAAAACAATTTGCAAAAGCTCCTTAACAACCGAAAGCTCTTCTATTTGTAAATACCACCCAATAACAAATGATGCTGTTAAAACAACAAGAGTTAAAGGTCTTACATTAGAGGCAAGCCATGATCCAGACTTTGCATCTGCAACCCATCTTTTTGTGGTGCCATCCATTTCAGCTTTTTCTAGCTCTAGCTTTTTGTAGGCGATAGCTTTGTCTTCCTCAGACATTTCTGATCCTCCTATAATAGCTTGAATGACGTTTCCAACTGGAGTGTCTTCAGCAATAGCTCCAACTACTGAAGGTATTTTTTCCAGCATGAACTTTCCAACCGCCGTTTCTTTAAACTTTTTTTTAGCCATATTAATATGTCCAAATTGTTTTTTCTGGTGCCCCTGGATATCCAATACCCAAGTGCACAAAGTTACTCTTTCTACTTATTCCAATCCTGGTGAACCCAGCCTTAATTGCTGCATCGACCAGCAAAAATGTTTTTTCTCCACCAACACTTTTTACATCGACGGCGGCTCCATAAGTATGCTCCCCAGGAGAGCTTTTCTTTGCCTCTATCGGATGATCAGGGGATCTGTAGGAAGATGTTATAATCATTGGGTGTCCGTATAATTCACGAACCTCATCTAGCATACTCAAAAGCTTTGGATTCATTTTATCCATGTTGCCTTTAAAATCTCCTTGATCTGTAAAGTATTTTAACTCCATTACTTTCTTTTAAACTTTTCTAAAATTTGAATAACTGTATAAACCAAAGTAGTCAACAAAACTAATGTAGACAGGTATGGGTTTATATCACTAATTGCTACTCCAGTTATAGCTGATATGTTTATTCCATATATTCTTAAATCTTCCACTACCCTCGTTTTTTATAAGACCTTAAAACCTCAAGATCTTTCTTAGTTATTTTTTTTCTAGGAGGCGCAACTCTCGCTAACTTTTTTTGCTTTTCAGTGTATTTACTATAAGGCATTATCTTTTAACTTTAACTTTTGCTTTTTCTGTATTAGAGACAAATTGTTTTTTTGTTCCTTCTCTTTTCTTTTTTCTAGCAGTTTCAGCTCTCTCAGCTTTAGATAAGCTTCTTGCTTTATTTAAAGGTAAACATCTATCTGGGTTCTTTTTGTTTTTGCTAGTTCCACACTCTCCAAGTATAGAGCCATCAGTTCCTATTCGAACCCACTTTTCATCTCGCCATTTTTTTAATTCACCCATTGTTTTTTACTTAAGACCAACACAATCCTCAAGCTCTTTTATTTTCAATTTTAATTCGTCTACATCTGAAAAGTATTTATCTGAGTTCTTCTCAATGTAGAGCAGTCTTAAATTTTGTTCTGCGTCATCAGGCAAAGCGCCCATTTCACCCCTAGGCCACTTAATTCTAAACTCGCTATTCATTTTTACTTCAGATTCCATCCTCATAACCGAAACTTCAATAGCTTTTATTTCAGATAACAATGTAAAATATACGCCAGCCATTGAAAACAAACCCATCGCAATAGCAATTAAGGTTTTTAAATCAACCTTCATGTCTGGTTTTCCGTCTCCATCAAAATCTATATTTGCATTAGTCATCTTTTATTGATACTGATTTAGCAATAGCTTTATCATCATAATCAAGAGCCGCTTTAAATAGAATCTTATCCATCATGTCGTCTTGATTTTTGAGTATTTCGCTTTGCAAATTAATAACCATAGCCTCTAAATCGTCTTTAGATTTTATCAGTAAGTCTATTCGATGATCTTTTTTCTCTATCTCCGCCTTTAGGGCGTTTATGTCGTCTGGCTTTGTTCCAGTTATGGAACTTATAACTATGGGAATTGAAGCGGCAATGGTCCCTATTAACATCATTACAACTTCTTTGTTTTCATCTAATACAGGAAACTGCAATAGAGTTATTATAATACCTATAACAAACAAAAAAATAAATAAAGATCCAGCATAAGATCTCAATTCTTTAGCAACTCCATTTTTGGGTAAGGTCATTTGCTGTGTGTTTTTTTAATGTCAAAATTATAAGATAGGCTTGCCCCTTTATGTGACACAAACTTTCCTTTATGTTTCATAAGCTTTGGAGCTCCTTTACTAGAAGACATCCAATGATATCCTTTTGGCGCTTTAACCTTCATTTGCGTTTAGATTTTTTTGCATAGTTTGGATCTTTACAATACTTACTCGCCGCCATGTTAGCATAAGCAGAGGGATACCTGTCAAAGGTTCTTTTTGCCCAGGCTATTCCAGATGCACAGATTTTATTTCTCTTTTCTTTTGCCATAGGGAAACATGTCGTTTAATGTTTTCTTTCTAGACCCGCAGCCGCAAGGCTTATTAAAAGCTTTAGACCCGGCATCAACTATAGCTTTTATTCCAGTAGCTGCCGTCAAAGCCTCCACAGTGTCTCCAACACCTTTATGATTCTTAAATGGATTTGCCATTAGTATTTTCCTTTTTTATTTTTTGGTGAAGACTGCTTCGACCCTCCTGGGCCAGCCCAGAGATCTTTACACGCCCAATACCTAGCAGTCAACTTATTAGTTGCCTCTCCGCATTTATGTCTTGCACGAAAAGATTTTCTTGCGGCAGCAGAATAATTGTGTCCATAGCCAGTAGCTCCATAGTGTATAATTTTTTCTTGTCCACCAGAGCAAGCCTTAACAACCCTTTTCTTTTTAGGGTTTGGGCTTTTCTTTGGTGTGTTACAAGCCATGCTACTTTTATCAACTCTTGGAGCCATTATGGTATTTTATTTCCTGAGACAAAGATAAGAATTTTAAATTTTGTAGATTTGACAGCATATAATGAAATCACATGTATAACAGGTACTACCTGAAAAAGAAACCTAAAAAAACTCCCGTATATAAACCCACAGAAAGAGAGTTTGATTTTTTAAAAAACTGGAGAATTGTTAGATACTATATACAAAAAAGATACGAGCTCAGTCTATCAGAGCTGGAAATGCTTTTGTTTCTTTACGATGAAAACGTATTCGATAAAGAACTTTTTAATAAGTTTGCCAACTCTATGTCTTGGGATAGAGGCAGGTTCAGTGATATGGTGGATAGAGAATTAATAGTTGTTTGGAGAAAAGGAAAAGTAGCAAAGCATAGACAACTATACCAGCTAACTCAAAAAGCAAAACTTATATGTTCCCATACATATAAAAAACTTCTAGGGATAGAAACAATATCAGAAGATCCGTATAAAAACAAAATAATGAAAGGGGAAACTTACATGGATAAAGTGTATAGGAATCTTATAAAGAAAATGAACTACAGAACAACTACCACTGATCCTCATATCGAGTTATAGCCTCCTTAAGTATTGAGTAATCTCTAACGTTAGTTATATCTTTTAAGTATCTCATCTTAAGTTTTTCTCCTTCTGAGCTCAACACGTCAATCCATTCAATAACTTTAGATATTTTTTCTTCTCTCTTAATTAACTTGTTATTGTTGTTTACTATTGTTTTCATAGTCTTAGTCATCAACCTTTGTATTGTTCTTTTACTGCACCCTAGATTGTCAGCAATACTATCCTGTGTTGCCAGCATTCTGGCCCTGTACATGGAATCTAAAACATTTAGTAAATCCTTTTTAGTGTAAGACACTCCCCTACCAACAATAGTAGCGGTTATGCTCATTTTTTCAACAGGAGAGATTATTACTTCGGGATTAAAAACAACCCTTCTTTTTCTTCTACACCAAGGGTGAGGCTTTCTATAATAAACCATTTCAATCATCTGATCTATTCTTGGCTTGCCATAAGTTCTAACACTCCTTCCACTTTCTCTAGTTCCAAGCCAATGAAACAAACCCTTAAATATTGATAAGTTTAAATCTGGATTAAGATGAAAGTAAACCTCCGCATAATATTGAAGATGATCAAAGCCAGATATCTTGCTGTGTATTTGTCTTATGTCATAGTGATCTACTGGAGAATTATACCAAACAAAGTCAGCTCCTTTGAAGTCGTGCTGAGTTATCAGCTGATGCTGACTGTCATCTACATACTCAAAGAGTTTCACAGAACCACCACAATGTTCCTGTCGTGAACGATGGTTAGCTTATCCCCATTAATACGAATGTCAGACCCAGCAGCAGAATCAAAATAAACGGAATCTCCATTGCATATACCCAAAACATCATCACCTACAGATTTAACCTTAGCCAACTTATACCTTATATCTTTCTCGTTGGCTTCAGTCATAATAAGGCCCATTGAGTTTTTTACCTCCTCCTTCTCTTTCTCTAAAACAACAAATGATCCTATAGCCTTAAAACTTTTTGACACCTTGCTCATGCTCTTTTATTTGAAATTACACAGTTAGTTTGAAGTATTGTAGTGGCAACAGATACTGCATTTCTCAAAGCGTTCTTTGTTACCTTCAAAGGATCTATGATCCCGAAAGAATACATGTTGCCAGTTCTGTTCTTTTTTACGTCATATCCAGTTGTGTGTCTTCCGGACTTAAATATCTCAAAAGCAGCATGCGTATGATTTGCACCAGCGTTTTCAAGTATTGTAATGAATGGCTGCTCTATAGCATTTTGAAGTATGTGATATCCTTTTTGAATCTCCTTGCTTTTAGATTTAATCTGTTTGCTTTGCAGCTTGCTTGTTGCGTGAAACAGTGCGGACCCTCCACCTGGAAGTATACCTTCCTCTAAAGCGGCTCTTGTCGCAGATACAGCATCATCAACCCTATCCTTCTTCTCTTTCATCTCCACCTCACTAAGAGCCCCTACATATATAACAGCAATACCTCCAGCTAGCCTTGAAAGCCTGTCTTTATAATGCCAGTTGTTATCCGTGTCCTCTTTAGACTTTAGGATAGATCTCACCCTCTCTGCTTGTTCTTTAACAGCGGCAGCTGTTTTTTTTAAATTTAGAGTTAAGATAGTCTCTTTGTTTGTTGACACCGACTTTTTGGCTTCGCCAAGAAACTCAGCTGTCACACCATTCCAATCGTTACCTGTATCATCAGATACTACAGTAGCTCCTGTCATGACCGCTAAGTCCTCTAGAAGTTCAAATCTATTTAGTCCAACTCCTTCTGGGGCTAGAACATTAACCTGCAAGATGCCCCTAGCTTTGTTTACATTGAGTGTATTCATAACAGCAGTCTCAACATCCGCTATAATAAGGATAGGTCTTTTAACTCCCATTGCCACTTTCAATGAAGGCGTAATGTCTTCCATAGTATTAACCTTCTTGTCTGCAATTAAAACAAGGGGGTTTTCCAAGACAGCTTGATTCTTTTCTTTGTCAGTTATAAGATACGGAGAATAAAACCCTCTCTTTATTCTAGTTCCTTCAGCAATCTCTACATGAGTATCCTTAGATATTGACTCTTCTATTGCAAGAACTCCATCAACCCCAACAATGTTATATGCCTCTGATATGATCTTTCCAAGTTCAGGATCATTATTAGCTGAAATAGTGGCAACGTATTTAAGGCTGTTTTCGTCTACAGGCTTTGCCTTACTATCAAGAAAACTACAAACAACCTCTGAAGCCTCCTCAATAGCCTTCCTTAAAGAAGTTACATTTAGCTCAGGATTATTCTCCAGCTCTCTGAATGCCTCGTTAATTATTGCTTGAGCCAAAACAATAGATGTAGTTGTTCCATCTCCAGCTTCATCAGCAGTCTTTATAGATGCCTGCTTTACAATCTCTGCGGCAAGATGCTCTACAGGATCAGAAAGGTTAACATACCTAGCTACAGTCACCCCATCTTTTGTTACATGAGGTCTACCTAAATCGTCCTCTAAGATTACAGTTGTCCCTGCTGCTCCTAATGTAGACTTAACTGCATTAGCAATCTTGTCTACTCCAGACTTAAGTTTGTCCTTAGCGTCCTTGTCAAAGTCTATATCTTTTTCAATCATGTTATATTGTATTTGATTTATGCCACAAATATAACATTAATTGATAAATCTACCAATAAACCTCTACGCTAAAAAGTAAAAGATGTATGGCAAACCCATCGATCTTATCTTCATTACTTTGAAATACTTCCGCTCCAACCATTAAGGCATAAGGAGGTTGGAATACAAAATTAATACTAGTCATGTCTCTATGTGTTGTTAAAAGAAAAG